ATACACAAAACAATAATTATATTTATTAGTTTTTCAAGCTTATCTAACACCTATAAACTTTTTACCTTTGACTTGAATATCAGAGATTCCCTTAATATCACTCTTGACTCCGTTTTCTCGGTGTGGGCAACCACTCATACCGCCTTCTTTTAATCTACTGGATCTACGTTTTGCAGCAACTGTTGCTTCTTCAGGTGTTTTAAAAGTTTTAACTCTTCTTCCTGTTTCAGGATCTGTTTTATTATCTTTGTATAATTCAATTAAAAAATCTTCATCATATTCTTGACCCTCATACATTGAAGGCACGTTTGTATAACCTTTATCAGTTTTAATTGTCTTTGAATACTCAGACCTTTTAATTTTTAAGAAAGGATTTATGTCATATCTTTTTCTTTTTTTTAGTTTAGGTTCTATTAGTCTATCTTCTCTCATTTTTTAAATCCTGTATACCAAGTTTTACTGCATTCAAGCCAAGTTTCTCATCTGCAATACGTATTCTTTCTTTTGATGCATCCTCAGAATCTTCTCTTTTCATTTTATCTAAATCAATACGCTGTTCAAACTCACCAGCTTTACGTTGTTCTTCTGTCATAAACTCACCTGATTTTCTTTGCATATCCATAGCACGAAGATCAAGTTCTCTTTGTTTTAATTCAACAAGGGGATCACCTTTTTCCGTCATCTCTTCTGCTTGTTGTAATTCTTGTGTCAAGGCCATGACTCTCAAAGAAACCATAGAATCAAACTCAACTTGAAATAAAGCTGGATCTGTTTTTTGTAATTCTAACAGATCAGGGCGTTCTTCACCCATCATCGCTACAACTTGTGCTCTTGCTTTCATAGAAATGTGCTCTGAAATATGCGCTTGTAGTAAAGCATATACCACAGGATTAATTTGTACCATTCGTGTCTTAATAAACGCTGCATGTGAAATTATATGCGCATCATGGTTCTGCTGTGGAAAAGCTGTAGGTACTTCTGTACGTAGTGCTTCTGCATTTTCAATCGCAGGATCTTTAGGAATCGGTGGTTTTTCTGGTTTTAACAAATTATCTACCTGTTTTGTCCCTAATGACTCATAAACTCGTCTATAAGCCTCTCTAATATTGTGAAATTGTGGCGCACTTTGCGCAATTTGTAATTGTGTTTGCGCTAATGTCACTCTTTGCGCCATTGAAAAAATATTTGGGTCTGCAACAGGTATAACATCCACTTCATCACTAAAATCTGCCATTTTTATCAGTCTATTTCCCCCATAAACAGAGTACGGATAGATCGGAGGTAGATATGTACCAAAAACTTTAGCTAAAAGTCTAAATTCTTGTCGCATTGAGTAGTAACAACGCTTGTGAATTGCACTCATGACCCTAGAACCACGTTCTAATAGTGCAATTGTTGTTCCCACGGCCCTATTTTGTGCATCATTTCCAACTGCCATGTCAGCAATCGCCGCAAAACGCTGTCCTGCTTGCACAACAAAGCCTAAAAGTTGAAAAAGTACGTTACTTGGCTCTTTAAAAGGCAAAATTTGAAACTGATCTTTGATATTACCACCTGGTGCATCAACATCTCTGAACTCACCGGGTTGAAACGGTTGCTCATCATCCCTAATACGTATACCTCTTGACTTAAAACCAGCAGGTAAGTTACTTAAAGTACCTGCATCAAGCAATTGTCGTAGTGCAGAAGTGGCAGTTTTACTCAAACCACCAATCATGTGTATTAAACCAAAGCCATAAAACCCTAAACCCGGTAAAAACTTGTAATGAACGAAGTATTCGTTACGACTTAACATCTCATCATCAGGTTTAAAGTTACGATAAATACTTAAAACCTCTTGTGAACCTTCATCAATAGTCACAATATATGGAACTTTTATATTTTTGTCTGCATTTGGATCTTCATATTCTTCTAAATCTAAATCCACATGCATTTCTAAAATATTAAACTGATAGTCCCGTGGTCCTTGGCTCGTGATCCCTTCCATCTCATTATATTTTTCAGAAACTTCACTCTCTTCTTGTGTAGGCATCAACTCTACATCTCGATAAAAACCACCTTTTTGTTTTTTTAAAACATCATTTTCTGTCATCTTAATGACATGTGTAATTCGCTCACAATCCATCAGATCACTTGCATAATACGGTACTACTAGATCCTCGGCTGGGACAAATTTACTCACGGCTCTGGCACGAGTTTCATCATAATAAATTTTCTTAAACGCACTTCCTGCTAACGGTAAATAAAATAATAATTGATCAAACTCTGGAGTATATTCTTCCATTTTGTCCATAAGCATATAGTTCATAAATTCTTTTACACGAGTGGCTTGATCTTCTTTTTCTTTTGATATGTCACCAACCACTTGAGTACGTACTGGTCCATCAGGTGGAAGTAACTCTTTATAGGCTTGCGCTTGGAATTGTGTAACAGACTCGGCTAATAAAGGATGTGTCACGCCACTGGCACCTTTGAACGGTTGTCCTCCTTCTGAGTATTTAAAACCTAGTAAGTCTAATCCAGAAATATAAGACTTCTCCCAATCTCCACGAGACTCTTTATCTTTTTTAAATTCAGAGATAAGGTCAGACGATATGGATGTTAGTACAGAATCATCCATGTCTTCTGCTAAATTTTTATAGAAGTTTTCTTCTTGAGGTGGAGCCTCTTCTTCCATTGGTTCATCAGTCGGCTCTTCAACGGCCACGTCTACAGGTTCAACCTGTTCTTCTAAATTTTCTTCTTCATCCATTATGTAATCCTTGTTTTCTTTTTACGAGCTAACTTACACCCACGGCTTTGAATAAAGTCACCTTCTTTAACTCGTCTAATATCAGGGTCTATTTTTTTTGGTGTAAATTCATCTTCTACTAACATTTCAGTTATTGATTCTATCTGAGGAACTTTACGTCCGACAATACGAAATTGTTTTTTACTTGGTCGTAGATCCTGCGATCTTTTTCTAATTGTATCTTGATGTCTTGGAGCTTTAAAAGCAGGTTGCTTAAAAGCTTGCCCTACTAAATCTTCTAGAGAACCAGGTGTTCCAAATGCTTTACTTAACAGTTCAAATTTTTTGGTTCTTTTTAATTCTTCTTCAGTTTCACTACTCATAATATTTATATTCCTTTGGAGGTAATTCTTCTAAATCATTATGATCTGAGTATAACTCAATAAAGTTACCTTGCCTATACCTTAACACAGCTTGAGTGGTAGAATCAACATAATCATCATTTGCACCATGCGGAAATGCGGCACACTCATCCATAACATCATCTGCAAATTTTTCACCAAACGGATACCATACCTGACCACTTTCAAAAACAGGAGCACATGCATTGACTCTGGTGTATTTATCGTTACCCTTACTCGGCACAAATGGAACCACCGGTATACCCATTCTTCTAAACTCTTGAGTCAAAGGTTCTCCAGTTGCTTTCTGCTCTATAATAATCGTCTCCGGTTCCCAATACTTATTAGCATCTAAAGCCACCGCTTTCAATTCTGGAAAATCATACTTACCCCGTATGGCATCTAATAAAATCATGTGAGGCGCCCCACCCTCTTCTGGAAAAAATACACCCCAAGTGGTAATCGCAGAATAATCAGCAGTCTCCTTTTTTGAAAATGCAGTATCATAACTTTGTATGACATGCATCAAATTCGGTATCTGTCCTTTCCAAGGTTGCCACCACTCTCTTTTTAAAATTGCACCCTCCTCAGAAGTAGGCTCTTGCATATACTGAGCCGACCAATTACGAATCGGTACCGATGCTTTTATTTTTTCAAGTTCTTCTAAGTTCCAATACTCCGGCCAAACTGGGTTCCCTGAATCAAGAATCGCAGGAAATGAAATCTGTTTCCATGAATCTGCCTTAGGCTCCGTTTGAGCCTTCAATAATCTTCCCGTTAAATCATCCTCTGCCCATCTCGTCATGACTAACAAAATTGAGCCTCCCGGTTGTAATCGTTGTCGAGGACCCGAAGTGTACCAGTCATACGCACGTTCCATCGCAGAATCTGACATAGAATCTTGTTCCGTGTGGGGGTCATCTATAATTAATAAATCCGCACCACGGCCCGTGATACTCGCTCCAACTCCAGCAGCATAGTACTCACCCCCTTGATTTGTTTCCCAACGACCTTTTGCCTTGGAGTCCTCACGCAGTTTCACGTCACCAAAAATTTGTTTATACTCCTTTGAATCAATAATGTTACGAACCTTAGAACCAAACCTCACGGCTAATTCTGTGTTGTGCGAAACTTGCATAATTTTTAATTTTGGATACTTGCCAATGATCCACGCAGGAAAATAGACAGAAGCAAATTCAGATTTAGTATGTCGTGGAGGCATATTTATAATGAGCCTCCCTTTTCTGTTGGTTGCAATTTGTGTAAACTGGTCTGCAATAATTTGGTGATGGCCCCACTTTTTTCTTTCACTTTCTTTCCTACATATAAAATCAGGCCATATCTCTTGAACAAAATATAGAAAATGATCCTGACATAATTTTACATGTTGAATCCATAATGATTCTACTTTGAGCCTTAGTTTATCTGTAGTAAGTAAATCACTTTTCATTGCCTTAGTATATTCAAGCCATACGAAAATGCAAATGTTTACATATATCTAACTTAGCGTATAGGGGTTTACGCTAACAAGCCGTCCTCGTGAGGCTGTTGTATTTTTGCAACAGTTAATGTGATTTGTAATGGAGAATGAGCCTTGTAAATTGGTGGGGATT